GACGGCTTCCACCCGGACGGCATGCGCCCGGATCTCGACGGCTACAGCGTCATCGCCGCCGAATGGCGACACGAGTTCGACCTGGGGCCGCCTGAGTGGGCGTTTGAAGACACCAGCGGCAAGACGATCGATTTCGACATCCAGCCGCGCCACACCGATGCCGACTATGAGCTACGAAGCGGGTGAAACCGACCGGCGCCTCGCCTGCATCGTGCAGGCCGGCGTCATCGCGCAGGTTGACCTCGCTTCCGCCCGCTGCACCGTCACCGTTGGGGATTGGACGTCTGACTGGCTGCCGTGGTGGACACGCGCTGCAGGCAGTGTGCGCGAATGGCGTCCGCCATCGCCCAAGGAGCAGGCGCTGTTGATCTCGCCGTCAGGCTGTCTCGAAGGCGGCTTCGTCCTGGCGGGTTTTTATACCGGCCAGCACGGCGGCGCGAACGGCCAATCGGCAGACCTGACCGTGACTGACTATCCGGACGGCGCCCGCGAGCACTACGACCATGCCGCGCACGAATACCGGCTTGCAGTACCGGCCGGTGGGCAAATCGTCCTGCAGGTCGGCGACACGTCGCTCACCCTGCGCAGCGACGGCGCCGAGCTGAAAGCGCCGCAATTGCTCGCCGATGTGCCTGCGTCCACCTTTACCGGCAATGCCCTGGTGGAGAAAGCGCTGGCGTTCCTCGGCGGACTGACCGGGCAGGGCGCCGCCGGCGGTGCCGCTGTCGCCATTCAAGGCGGCATTCAAGCCACCGACGATGTGGTTGCGGGCGATGTGTCGCTGCGCGGTCACTCGCACATGGAACAGGGCGACGGCGCACCGGTAGGCCAGCCGTTCTAGGGTCAACATTCATCAATCGCAAGGCGGCCATGTGCCGCCTTTTTCTTTGGAGGCGCCATGGCGCGAACGCCAACCACGCAACGCAGCACGGCAGAGCCCGTTCCTGCCCAGCAATTGCCCGTCACCTACCGCGACACCCAATTCAAAACGCGAACGCTCCTTCCCCCGTCCGGCGGCGTCCTTGCGGTGCAGGGCGGCGAGGTGGCCACCGCAGACGCGGAAGAAATCGCCTGGCTCGATCGCCATCCCGATTTCGAGCGCGCAGCAGAGTAGGGCGCGCCATGGCTGTCGTCGGCATGAACAGACGCACCGGGGCGCTGCTCTCGGGCATGGACCACCTGCTGCAAAGCCTGACCGACATCCTCAGCACACGGCGCGGCACCCGGCGCGAGCGGCCCGAATACGGCAGCGATCTGCCCGACCGCGTTGACCTGCCCATTACGCGCGGCTGGGTGGCTGCAGCACAGGCGGAAGCCGCCCGCGCCATCACGCGGTGGGAACCGCGCCTGCGTCTCTCACGCGTGCAGGTGGAGGGCATTGAAGGCGGCCAGGTGGTCTGGCGTGTCGTCGGAATCTACAACGAACGGGCCGTCGATCTGAAGGTACTGTCATGAGCGTAATCGATCTGTCAGCATTGCCGCCGCCCGACGTCGTTGAACCACTCGACTTCGAGGCGTCCTACCAGCGGCTCCTTTCGACCTTCATGGGCCTGTGTCCCGAGTGGTCGGCCACCATGGAATCTGACCCGGTGGTCAAACTGATCGAGCTGCTCGCGTACGTCGATGTGCAACAGCGTGCGCACGTGAACGACTCGGCGCGATCGACCATGCTCGGCTTTGCCGTCGGCGCAGATCTCGAACACCTGGCCGCCGGCCTGGACACCAAGCGGCTCGTGGCCGTGCCGGGTGACCCGGAGGCATTCCCGCCGGTCGCGCCCATCATGGAATCGGAAGCCAGCCTGCGCACGCGCGCACAGGGCGCCTTCGAGCGCCTGTCCGTCGCAGGCCCGCGCGCCGCGTATGAGCTACATGCACGCGCCGCAGACGGCCGCGTGGCAGACGCCCGGGCCATCTCGCCGGCGCCGGCGGAGGTCATCGTCTCGGTGCTCAGCAACGAAGGCGACGGCACCGCATCCGACGAGCTCGTTGAGCGCGTGCGACAGGCGTTGAGTGATGAAGACGTCCGCCCGCTGGCCGACCGGCTGACCGTGCAGGCGGCGCGCATCATCCGATACCCGCTGCGCATCGTGCTGTACCACTACCCGGGCCCCGAGGCAGAACCGATGGTGGCCGCCGCGTGGGAGCGGCTCCAAGCCTATGCGCAGGAACAACGCCGCATTGGCCGAGACGTCCGCCGTTCGGCCATCTTTGCAGCCGCACACGTGGCGGGCGTCCAGCGCGTAGAAGTGACCGACCCAGCGGAAGACATCATTGTCGATCTGACAGAGGCGTCTTACTGCACTGGCATCGAGGTCGTTGTCGGGGGCACCGATGAGTGACAAAACGCTACTGCCCGCCAATGCGACGCCGCTTGAACGGGCACTGGCGCAAACGATCCTGACTTTGCTGGATACGCCCGTTCCGCTCAATCAGCTGTGGGATGCGGATACGTGCCCCGTGCAGCTGCTGCCCTACCTGGCAAGCGCCCGCTCGGTGGACCGCTGGAACGCCAACTGGCCGGAAGAGGTCAAGCGCCGCGTCGTGCGAGACGCGTTTGCCGTGCACCAGCGCAAGGGCACGGCGGGGGCGCTGCGTCGCGCGCTGGAGCCGCTGGGCTACCGCCTGACGATTCAGGAGTGGTGGCAGACGCAGCCGCCCGGCAGGCGCGGCACGTTCGCACTCGACGTCGGCATCGAACACACGGGCGCGACTGAAGCCACGTACGACGAGATCGAGCAGATCGTCGACGACGTGCGCCCGCTATCAAGACACCTGACCGGGCTCACGCTCAGCGCAGAGATCGCCGGCCACGCCGGCACGCACGCCGCCTGCCTGGAGGGCGACACGGTGACTGTGTACCCGTACATGCCCGAGGCAATTGCCGCAGAAGGCGCCACGCATATCGCGGTGGCCGCCCACGTTGTTGAAATCACTACGGTATCGAATGGCTAAGTACTTTGCGACTTTGACGGAGACGGGCGAGGCCAAGATGGCCCGTACGCTCGTCTCCAATACGATGGTCCCGCTCACCGAAATGGCCGTGGGCGACGGCGGCATCGATGGCGGCGCGGATGCGGATGTGATGCCCAGCGCCGCGCAGCGCGCACTCGTGCGCGAACGCCACCGCCGGCCGCTGAACCGCCTCGTCCGCGACGAGAAAAACCCGAGCATCGTGATTGCCGAGATCTACCTGCCCGAAGAGGTCGGTGGCTGGTGGTCGCGTGAGCTGGGCCTGTACGACGAAGATGGCGAGCTGTTCGCCGTGGCCAACGTGCCACCCAGCTACAAGCCTGTGCTGGCTGAGGGCTCCGGGCGCGGGCAGTTCTTCCGCATGATGCTGATCCACAAGGCAGCAGGAAATATCGTTCTGAAGATCGACCCGGCCGTCGTCGTGGCAACGCGCGAGTATGTCGACGACGAGGTGCAGGTACTGCGCCTGGCGCTCGAGGAAAAGGCGGACAAGGCGACCACCCTCGCGGGCTACGGCATCACGGACGCTGTGACGGTGGCGCAAGGCGGGGCGGCGGGCATCGGCGCAGACCTGAGCCTGACCAACGGGATTGTCGGCGATCTGAACGCGGTGACAGAGCCCGGTGAGTATTACTACAACGCGACGAACACCAATGGGCCGTCCGTCTGCGGCCTGCTGAAGGTATGGCGTGAACACGGGACTACCGTTTATCAGCTCGCGCATGCAGACACCAATGACGTCTACACCCGCCGCCTGCTGAACGGGGCGTGGGTGCCATGGCGCAAGCTTGCCGCAACCGACAGCCCCGAGTTCACCGGTATACCGCGTGTGCCGACACCTGCCATTGGCGACAACAGCCTGCAGGCGGCAAACACTGCCTTTGTGCGCGCGTACGTGGCGTCTGCCGTCACCGGCAACGAAGTGGGGCGCATCTTCTTTGAGGTGCGCACGCTGCCTCGCGCGGGTTGCCTGCGGCTCAACGGAGCTTTGCTCATGCGCGCCGACTACCCAGAGCTATTCGCCTATGCGCAGGGCACCGGTGCCATGGTGACCGAGGCTGAATGGTCTGCGAACGCGTGGGGATGTTTCTCCATTGGAGACGGGCAGTCTACCTTCCGGTTGCCGGAGTTCCGAGGCGAAGGTTTGCGGTGCTGGGACGACGGGCGTGGCATCGATGTCAAGCGCGGCGTCGGCACATGGCAAGACAGCCAGAACCGGCTGCACGCACACGCTGGCTCGAGCGCTGCGGCCGGCGAACATGCGCACTTGGCGTGGACAGACGCTCAGGGCTGGCACGCTCACTCGGGCTCCACGTCGGTGGGCGGCGCGCATGCTCACGGTATCGGCGGTGGCACACCCGTCGCCCCGGTCGGCAATTGGTCCTATCGCGATGCGGGCGGAAGTTGGTCGGTCACGAGTACCACCGACGGCAACCACAGCCACACCGTTTACCTGGACGGCAACGGTTCGCACGGCCACAACGTCGGTATCGGCGCCAACGGCTCGCACAGCCACGTTATTACCATCAACGCGGACGGGGGCACGGAGGCGCGCATGCGCAATGTTGCCTTGCTCGCCATGATCCGCGCATTCTGAGGGTTCACATGCTGATTCACCATTACGACAACCAGACAGGCCAGTACTGCGGCAGCCAACTGGCCGATGCAGACCCGCGCTCTCCGGGGCGCTGGCTGTTGCCGGCCTTCGCTACAGATCAGGTGCTACCAGAGCGCACCGCCGAAACCTGGCCGTTCTTTCGCGACGGCGAATGGGTGCTGCTGCCAGACTTTCGAGGCAAGGTGCTGTATCGAACCGACACGGGCGAGCAAGCTGAAATCGTCGCGCCCGGAATCCGCCCGCAAGACATCGGGCTGACAGTTGACCCGCGTCCCTCCCATGACCACGTCTGGAAGGACGGCACGTGGCAGTTGTCCGCCGAGCAGGTTGCCAAGCGTGCGCGCGATGAAGCGATGGCCGCCTTCAATGAAAAGATGGAAATCGCAAGACAGGCCAACGCCGGCAAAGCCGATGCGTACGCCGCAGGACTGCTGTCCGACGTGGAGGTGGCAATTTTCAAGGCGTGGGCCGCGTATCAGATGGATCTCGTGCGCGTCCTGTCTGCGCCGACCTTTCCTGAGCACATCGATTGGCCTGATGAGCCCGATGTAGAAGCAGTGACAGCCAAGGTACTCGCCGAACAGGCGGCGGCAGAGCAGCTTGAGAAAGAGCGCGCTGAGGAGGCTGCAGCCGCCGAAGCGGCCCAGGCGTCGGTGGATGCGAACAACACCGAGACCCAGACCGCCGACACATGACGCAAGCCCCATAGGAAACCGACGCACCGCTCCCTACCGTAACGAGAGTCACCGGCGCACACGACATGCACAGGCGCCCGTGACGACCCATTCACGCTGAACCGTTGAGGAGCAGTCATGGCAAAAGTCGTCGTCACCATTGTTGGGCACAACAAAGAGAATCTCGTCGGGCCGGCCGTCACGGTTGGCACGGCGCGTTGGGGCCATAACGGCGTCGATTTCGGCAAGGAAATCGAGATCGCAGAGGGCACCTACACCGTCACGGTGTACAGCGGCGGGAAAGTCATCCACACGCAGCAAGCACACGTGCCGCGCGACGGACGTTATCCCATCGAGATCGACATCGACTAAGTCGACATCGTGCGCTGGCCCGTCAGCGCGCTTACCCCGCACCCACCAAGCCCCGCCACCGCGCGGGGCTTTTTCATTTCTATTTCCATTTCCATCGAGGAGCCGCATGGCACCTTCATTCTTCCACGGTATCACCACCACGATTGTTGATAGCGGCCCGCGGCCCATTGCCGTGCCGTCGTCGTCCATCATCGGCCTGGTCGACACCTACACGCCCGGCGCGGATCTCGCCCAGCCAGACGTGCCGGTGCAGATCACCAACC